CCCAACACAAAAGCCAGTTGAATTATTGAAAACACTAATAAAGATATTCACTGATGAAGGTGATGTTGTGATTGATCCGTGTGCAGGAAGCGGGTCTACTTTGGTGGCTGCCGAAAGATTAAATCGAAAAGCATTTGGTTTTGAGATTAAAAAGAATTTTCATATAGCAGCTTCTAAATGGCTTGAAGAAGAAAAGCAAATAAAAAAGGATATTGCAGAATTTGGATTTTCAAAAACTCAAATAGAAAAAACCGCGCCCACACTTTGGACGGAATAAAACATCAACAACAATAAAAACACAACACAATGACGGCAAAAGACTTCTTTTATAAAAATGCAAAGGCAACCTATCAAGATTGCATCTCACCAGATGAGTGCATCAAGTTAATGAATGAATACAACAAGCACGTGGTAGGCGAGTTCGTCGCGCCATCGATGGACGATGTCGTAGCATTCTTTCAAGAAAAGACGGGCGGCAGCCAATCGGACGGCATTACTTTCGCATCCAAGTTCATCGCGCACTACGAACTCAAAGACTGGAAGTACGGAAATAAGAAATTGAAGGATTGGAAACGTGCAGCGGTAGCTGCTTGGGATATGTCTAAATTTGTAACCACAAAAACAATTAACAATGGATCATTCGGTAAAGGTACAAGTAGCGAGGGGCTTCAGTCACTGCTTGACCAATTTAAGTAAGGTCGCAAATGTTGACTTCAGGAAGATAATCGCAGCAAAAGAAGCACCACTAATCGCATTGATTAGTGGAAAGGACTTCGCAGTCGAATACTATGCGCAGCTTGTTTTTCACGGCATCGCGCAGCCCGATAGAATCGAACCTATCCAACAACTGCACTCGTTTGTTTCTGATAACTTCTCTTGGTGTACTACGGTTGACTTCAAGTTAGCCTTTGAGTTCAATGCTGCGAGTAAGTTAGCTAACAAGCTAACATCGTTTAAATCGTTTGATGCTACTTATGTCGGTAGTGTCCTGAGTGAATACTACCAGCTGCGAATGGACGCGATGAAAAAATGGAATGAGGTAAACGTGAACTATATTGAACCTGCACGACAACTAGAATCAGCTAATGATTCAATCAGTTGGTTCAATGAAGCCTTAAAGAAAGACATTGAGAACGCGAAGCAAGGTGTATTTATGGCTGCGGAATTGATGGGCTTTGTGATGTTGGAGAATCTATACAAGACTGGTCTAGTTACTGACGAATATTGGACAGATGCGGAGTGGTTAGCATTCAAGCAAAGAGCAAAAAGAATCGTTCACGATCAGCAGGAAATCGGCAAGACTAAGCTTGAAAGAATAATGAACAACCCCCGTATGAAAGAGCAGTACACGAATAGTATTGCAAGAGAAATGAAAGTAATAATGTATGTAAACTATTTAACCAAACACAAATAACAATGACTGAACTAGAAAAATGCCAACTGGCGAAAGAAAAGGGATTTACTTATTGTCCAGTAAGCGGAGAAATTAAAGGTGTGTATGGCAAGGTGATTACAAATAAAGACAGATATGGCTATATTGAATGCCGTGTCTATTATGCAACCAAACCATTTTTTATACGTAGTCACAGATTAGCTTGGTTTCTTCACTATGGATCTTTGCCAATTAATCAAGTAGACCATATAGATGGAGACAGAAGTAATAACAAAATTGATAATTTGCGTGATGTCTCTAATCAGCAAAATCATTGGAATCGAACAAATGCCAAAGGTTATTATTGGAATAAATCATCAAATAAATTTTGCGGTGTCATTCGAATTAATGGAAAGACTAAACATCTTGGATTGTTTAACACCGAGCAAGAAGCACGAAACGCATACTTAAAAGCGAAAGAAATTTACCACGTTATAAACGCTTAACTTTGCGCTATGTACATTCCGAACTACACTACTCGCCAAGACGAAGCACTCACGCTCCTTTCACCTGCAAACTTGGTGACTGAGACAGTCTTGTATGGCGGTAGTGCAGGTGGTGGTAAAACATTTCTAGGTTGCTCTTGGCAGATTAATCGCAGATTAAAATATGCAAACACTCGCGGTTTGATTGGTCGTGCAGAACTTAAACGACTTCGTCAGTCTACGATGGCAACCTTTTGGACGATTGCTAATCAGATGGGACTTGTTCACGGTACACACTACAACTACAACGGGCAAGACCACATCATAAAGTTTTACAATGGTTCACAGATAGTCTTAATGGACTTAGGATATATGCCATCTGATCCTGAGTTCACAAGACTTGGATCAATAGAAATAACCGACTACTTTGTGGATGAATCAGCAGAGGTTTCTAAACGTGCCATTGACATTCTAGATTCGCGTGTGCGGTACAACTTGATAAACGGAATACCAAAAGGATTGTTATCCTGCAACCCATCTAAAGGTTGGTTGTACTCTGACTTCTTTGATGCCCATCGCAATGGTACGCTCCGAGAAGATAGAGCATTCGTGAAAGCTTTACCAACTGACAACCCGAACCTAGAACCTGCGTATCTTGAGAAGTTGTCACGCCTTCCAGAGATTGACAGAAAGAGACTCTTAGATGGTGATTGGGACTACGATGAAAGCAATGATAGATTGTATTACTACGATGACTTACTTCGCTGCTTTAGGAACGAGATAAACGGCACGACAATGTTTATAACTGCCGACATCGCAGCACTTGGAAATGATAAAACAATCATTGGATTGTGGAGTGGGTTGTCATTGGTTGATGTGTTTGTAATGGAACAGAAATATCCAAATGAAGTCGCTGAGTTCATCCGTACTTTAGCGAAGGAAAGGAGCGTAAAGCTTGGCAATATTGTAGTTGATGCTGATGGTTTAGGTATTGGAGTAGTCGGTATATTAAAGTGCCAGTCCTTCAACAACGGAGGTCGTGCAGTGGATAGCGAAACCTATATGAACTTAAAAGCGGAGTGTTATTTTAAGTTAGGAGAATCGATTAATAGCAACAAGATAACTATCACTGCTGACCGGTACAAGACTGAAATAATTAAACACCTGGAGGTTGTGCGAATTGCGAATATGGATCGTGAGAGAAAGAAGCAGGTGACGGGCAAAGAAGAAATAAAAAAGAAACACGGCTTTTCTCCCGACTTCGCTGATATGATGATGATGAGAATGTACTTTGAGTTGTATCCAAACTACGGAAAGTATGCAGTTAGATAATTAAACAATAATTAAAATGGAATTTAACAAAGAATCAATGGGCATCCCTCCCGAAATGTGGGACGAGCTAAAGAATTTTGTGATTGACAGACGAACAGTTAACGACTTGAAGCTTAACCGTAAGCTAGTCAAAGAAACTACACTTGTGCCTAATCCAAGATGGCCAGGTAGATATTTGACTCAGACCAAATACGTTTGGAAGGATGGCTTTATGCCTTCAACAACTTACGTGGGGACACCATTTTACCTGCTCAACTTAGTGTCAATGTACATCAATGACTTCGGTTATGTTGTTACGGGACAAGACGAGAGTGGACACTGGCAGCTTTACCGATCAGAGATTTCTTGGCAGTTGCCCGATGGGACAACTCACACAGAGAATGAAAAGCTTGTCACTATTGTGCGCGATGGTGCATCAGTTATGTTTGATGACTTCGAGAATAAGAATCAATGGACATTCAACTGGGTAGTAAATGGCAAGACAACCGTTCTTGAATATGATGTTAGCGAGATTGCGGAGATTATGGGCGTAAATGAGGACACTGTTCTTCAGATGCAGAACGATTATTTTGATGGCGAGATTAAAGATTCAGAAACGCACATCACTAACATCTTTCCACACTTAGAATTTGATGGCGATATACTTCGCGGCACGTTCTTCGTGAATGAAAAGGAATGGAACACGTTTAACTATTCGCAGCTGCGCACCTGCTACGGCACAAGTCAAGGAGATTTTAGAACTACTTGGAGATTATACAATGGCTGCGAAAGACCAGTGTACGCGACTGATGCTGATAGTACGGGTAATCTTGGAGAGTGTTGGAAGTCTGCGTATATGACTAAGGACAACGCATATGCATTTGAACTTGACATCAATTCAATAGTTGATGTTGACTATTCGAAACCTGCTCACATCAAGTTTACCGTTCACTTCCTGCCATTGACGGGTAAAGAATTTACACTTGAGATTTACGCTAATTTGAATACAAAGAAAATTAGTTTAACACCTTTCGCTTAAATAACTGTGGGCGTAATTAAGTTTGCGCCCATTTTTTTTAACTTAACACAATGATTGAAAATATAAACAATAGACAACTAGCACTACAATGTGCTACTGAAATAGTCAAGGCACAACTTGCATCAGAACGAATGAATTATGATGATGTATTTGAGATGGCGAATCATATGTTTCACTTTCTTGAAAATATCAAATACAAAGGAGGTCAGGAATGAGAAAAATAAACGAAACACACCTTGTCATATTCATATCAGTTATCCTGCTGACCATCTTTTTCATCTTGCTATCCAATCGAAAGCGTGAAGATTTGTCACCACTTCAAATCGAGATTAATAAGCTGGAGAAGAAACTTGAGAAGCAGGAGCGAATGATTCACGATGCACTGATTGACATCAAGATGATGCGCGACACCGTGTACTATTACGAATCTAAGAAACCAATCATCACAAACAATTATTACAAAAATGAAAAAGTTATACTCAGCTCTAATGATAGTATTAATGCTATCATTCGCAAGTCAAACCAAAGCGAATTTGAACGCAGATACTTTGAAGGTAGATACGCTCCAACTAAATAATGACCAAGCATTCAACCTTTGCTACTATTCGTTAGAGTATTGGTGGGCGTATGCCAAGATTCAAGATTCAATATTGATCTACAAGAACTCTATAATTGAAAAGTATGTACAAATCACGGGCATCCAGTCTCAAAAAAATGAAGACTTGGAAAGCATCTACAACTTAAAGAAACAAATTGAGATGGACGAACAAGCTAAGGTATTGAATGATGAGATTGATAGAAAAAAGAAATGGAGAAAGCGGACATTTATCGTGTCTGCAATTGCCATACTGGAAGGTGCGATAATTTACCTGATAGTATCAATTTAACCCCATTAACTGTTCATTCTCGCTTATCAATTCGAAGTCGTAGAAGTACGATTCGCTACCGTCCATTGATACAATATAAATTATCATCTGCTTCCTGATGATATAACCCGTTACAAAGCGCATCCTATTGTCAACATCTGAGCGACAGTAGACGATATCGCCTATGCGATAGCGCACTTTTAGATTCAAATCTATCATCATAATATTTGCCCTTCGTGTATTCGGAAATTCTGCACGTTAAAGCCTTCCTTACCACGCTTAGTTACAACTGCGAACCCGTGGTTGTACTTTGCGAATGGGGCATATTCAGGAGTTAACTCACTCAAACATCCAACGCTCCAGCACGTAGTCAACTTACCGTTAATATCCTTTTCAGTATGCTCACTAGTTTGGTGTGAATGCCCACAAATTGCGCTTGATTTCGCCCTCATATAAAGACCTCTTGCCACGTTTACGGGCGAGAATGTAGACTTCCCAAATTCGTGTCCGTGTACCACCGCTAATGAGTTAATACGTGCCAACTGTTTGCCGTGTATTATGTCGATTCCGAACTTGTCAAAGTCTAACAAGTTACCCAATTCAAAATCTTCAATGCCATCTAGCGCACTCGCGTTCTTGCGGATGTATCTTTCATATCGTTCTTCGTGATTACCCATCTTCGCGTATATCCTAGCCTTTGGAAATTTGAAACGCAGGAATGAAAAGAACTGTTTGGTTAATTGTAGTTCCGATTTAAATGATCGTTTGCTTTTCTCTTTTTCAAAGCTACTAATCTCGTA